GTAGCCGATAGTTGGTTTTCAGTAATGACGAAACGGGACTTTTATGTTAAAGCCTTAGGGCTAAGTGTAAGATGGAAGGTAGGTCAACCTTTAGGTTTACTATCTTCTTTTCCTAGCTTCGCTCTATGGCACCATGACATTGTTCAATTTGCGGCAAACTGGGAGAATTTCCATAGAGGTAAACCTCTTAGGTTCTTCAAACAGTACCGTATTTTGGGAGATGATATAGTGATATTTAACACAAAAGTGGCACGACGCTACCAATGGCTACTTCATAAGATTGGTCTTGAGATCAATCCTAAAAAGTCAGTCATTGGTGATTCAGTGAATTCCCAAATAGAGTTTGCCAAAAGGCTTTCTCTAAGAGGAAAAGAAATGAGTTCAATCAAACATAACATTCTCTCTAAAAATGATATATTAAGTATATTAGATTTAGTTGAGTTGTTAGGTAAGAGAGACTTCATTTCTACCGATACAGGCCATCACGGTTTGTCTCGGATCCTGAAATCAGAGGATCTTCAACGCCTTCAATATATATTGTGGCTAAGATTGTCTTCAGAGCCCACACTTAAGTGTGGTAACTCTGACCTGACTATCACCCGAGACGATATCCTTAAAAGGATAACAGTCAAACGGACCGCAAATATAATAGAGAAGGCTATGCAGATAAGACCACTAGATATGGAAACAGAGTTTCCAAATTTAGTTAAAGGTTTCTCTAGCATAGGCGTGTCTTGTGATGAAAAGACCTTGGCAGATAGGAGTATTGGTGACCTTTCCGGGTCCCACCCTACTGTGCTGGCACTAACTCAGACATCACGTGAATTACAATTTCTTATGTTCACAGTATTGGATGATTTAGAGCCAGATACTGTTTCTCCGGTTGAATACTTACCAGTAGTTTCAAGTCAAAGTTACTATAACAGTAGGGGTACTGTTACTAGATACTTTAGCGAGATAATACTAGAGTGCTTCCAAGAGGCTCTGGATGAACAAAGCCGTTCAGATGCGTAGACACGTAAACTTAGGGTTTACACCGGGAAATAATAGGTGTAATAGTAATTACTGAGTTAACACTAGCAGACAACCCCGTGAGGG